CGCTCCGCAGATGATCCGGATCCATACGTGACCGCCGCGCTCCGCGCGATCACCGCGGACTACGCGCCGGGCGGCGATTACTACCAAGCGTGGCTCGATCGCTACAAGGCGCTCATCAGCATGACGGTGAACGCCTCAGGCGGCGAAGTCGCCACCACACTCGGCGTCGATTTCAACCTCGAGAACCCGAAGGTGCAGGCCGCGATCCTCGATCGCGCCACCAACCTCGCCACAAACGTTGGCCAGTCGAGCGCCGATAAGATCACGGCCGCGGTCTCCGCTGGCCGAGCGGCCGGCATGGGCATCAGCGACATCGCGGACCTGGTGGACGAATCGGTGTTCGGCGGCACCGCGGCCTCGCGCGCGACGACCATCGCACGCACGGAAACGATCGGCGCGATGAACCAGGGCGAGTTCATGAGCGCGCAGGAGTCCGGCGTCGTGCAAACAAAGAGTTGGTTAACGCAAGGCGACGAACGCGTGCGCGATAGCCACGCAGAGATCGACGGAGAAGAGGTCGACCTCGGCGACACGTTCAGCAACGGCCTCCGCTTCCCCGGCGATCCGGACGGGCTACCCGAAGAAATAATCAACTGCCGCTGTACCTGTCTCTTCGGAACGGGTGACGGTACGGGTGATACGGGTGACGACAATTCCTCTGACCAGAGCGACGACTCATGACGCACCACACGGCCCGCGTGCCCGCTATAACGCACCGGGCGATCGAGATCGAACTCCGCACCACGGATCTCCCCGAGGGCGTGTGCGGCCGCGTGATGGGTATCGCGCTCACGTACAACGTCGCCGACGCGTACGGGACAATGTTCGCGCCTGGCTGCCTCAACCGCACGAAGTCGGAGAAGCTCGCCGCCGGCAAGGTCAAGCTCCTCGCCGATCACGCGGGCGTCACCGGCTGCCACGTCGGCGTCGTGCGCACGCTCGAAACCGTGGGCGATTCGGAGCTGATGTCGGCCGATCTCTTCGACACCGCGGCCGGTCGCGCGGCGCTCGAGTACGTGAAGGCCGTGATAGCGTCGAAGGCGTTCACCGGATTGTCAGTCGGCTTCTACGATCGCCAGAGCGAGTGGGTGAAATCGGACGTGCCGGTCGAGACGGCGTGGGGCTCGACGCGCGACAGCGTGCTGCTCTACACCGAGTGTGAGCTCGACGAAGTCTCGCTCACCCCCAGCCCGGCCGTGCCAGGTGCGGAAGTCACCGGCACCAGGCGCACGAGCGACAAGCGCGAGATCCTGCGCAAAGCGTTCGGCACGATCGTCGAGCAGCTCCCGGACGAGGAAGTGCGCGAGCTCTTCCGCGCGCGCTTCGGCGAACCGCCCACGAAGGAAGAAACAGCAGCACCGAAGGGATCCAACAGCACGAAGCCCGAGAACGACGCCCCAAGTGCGGATAGCTCTGATCACTCGGCGCACCCGAGCGAGTCGAGCGACGCCCATGCGGAGGATAGGACCGCGGCGAAGGAAACAGCAGCACCAGCCACGATGGACGAGCGCATCCGCGCCGTCCGCCATTCCTACGCATAGAGGACACGACCGATGGCACTGAAGCAGAAGGATCGGGCTGCGAACGATTTCCGCGCGAAAGCGGACGCGATTCGCACCGAGCTCCTGGACGAGACGAAGACGTTCTCGAAGGACGAGCTCGAGCAGAAGGCCGAGGAGATGGGCGCGCTCGAGAAGCGCGCAGCGCTGATCGCCGGGTTCACGCCCGAGGAGGACATCAAGGACCAGGGCGGCGACGAGGAGCTCAAGCGCGGCAACCCGGAGAGCGACGAAGCCGACATGCCGACGAAGGAGTACTCGGCGGAGCTCGACAAGGTCGCGAAGAAGGTGAAGCGCGAGTTCGGCGGACCGAACGGCTACCTGCTCGCCATGGCCAAGCGCGTGGACGAGCCGATGACCACTCGGCAGCTCGCCGTCCACAAGGAAGTGCAGGATCTCTACCGGCGCTCGACGATCGTCGGCACGGCCTCCGACGCGTCAGGCGGTGAGTTCCTGCTCCCGCTCCAGCAGGTGCAGGAGATCTTCAGCGTCGAGAACATCGTCGCCGGGATCGTGGAGGTCGCGCGCCGGTATCCGGTGAGCGGTCGCTCGCTCCGCATTCCGTACGCGGTGCAGACGAACGCCGCGAAGACCCGTCCGCTCGCGGGCATCGCCGCGGTCTCGATCGTCGCGGAAGGCGGCGACATCACCGAGGCCGAGCCGTCCTTCGCGCAGCGGCTCTTGACCGTGTACGCGTGGAAGGCGTACTCGGAGATCGGGAACGAGACGCTGGCCGATGACATGACGGGCCAGCTCGCGCCGACGCTGCAGCGCATGGTCGGTGGCCAGGTGATGAACGAGATGAACGCGTACTTCACCATCGACGGCACGGGTTCGTCACAGCCGCTGGGCGCGCTGCACACGAACAACGGCGCGCTGATCAAGGTCACGCGCAAGACGGCGTCCGAGATCAACATCGAGGACATCTTCACGATGTACTCGCAGCACACGTTCACCGGGAAGAACTCGCGGTGGCTCGTGAACCGCACGGCGATCCCGCAGCTCTTCGCGCTCAAGCTCTCCGGGAACACGCTCGTCACGTGGATCCAGAACCTGCAGGGCCAGCCGACGATGTCGCTCCTGGGCATCCCGGTCGAGCTCTCCGACCTGATGGCGCCGCTCGGATCGGAGTCCGACATCGCGCTCGTGAACGGTGATTTCTACGCCGCCGCGATCCGCGATCAGCTCACGGTGGAGTCGTCCATCCACTTCAAGTTCAAGAACGACCTCACCGCGTACCGCTTCAAGGCGCGTGGTGGCGGCATCCCGATCCCGACCGCGCCGTACGCGTACAAGTCGGACGGGACGAATCTGATCGCGCCCCACTCCCCGTTCGTCACGCTCGACGACGTGGTCACCAGCTGATCCCGGAATGATCAGCTGAGCAGGCCGGCGCGTGACGGTGGACGTCGCGTAACCGCAAGCGGGGGGTAGAGCCCCGCACCTGCTATGCACCTGCTTTTCTCTCTCAGCATCAGAGGCTATGCGCGTTACTGTACTGCTCCGCCACAAGACGACCGACGGCACGCTGCATTTGCCGGGCGAGTCGTACGACTGCGATGCCGGGCTGGCCGAGCGGAGCGCGGCGCGTGGACTCGTGTTCGTGCACGAGCACCTCCCCGCGTCGATCGACTGGTGGGGAATGCCGGGCCGCGTGCTCGCGTCGGAGGAGCTGCCGGAAGATTCGGGCGTCCTCGCGATCGAGGGCGTGTGCGCGCACGAGCGCACACCCGGCGCTGTCACGATCATCCAGGGCACGACGTACGACCCGGGCTCGAGCGCGTTCCGCCTGCACTCGGCGATCAACCAGTGCTCGCCGCACGCGTCCTTGTTCGCACGGTTCGGCGACAACAATCCGCATTGCTCGCTCAGGCAACTCGACATCACCGATGACGTCGCGCTCGTGCGCCGCGCGATCGAGACCGCCGACGTCGTGCACACGCACATGGACTTCGCGATGCTCGAGCTCGCGCGCATCCAGTGGCGGGGCGTGCTCGTGCACCACTACCACGGGAGCATGGGCACGAGCCGGAACGAGAAGGCGCTCGTGCTCAACGACCGAGATGCGGAGCTCAACGCGATCCAGGTGGGCGCGCGGCTCTACCACCTGCAGTTCTCCGATCGCATGCAGTGGCTCCCGATCGCGATTCCGGTGGACCGCTACCAGCGCCTCGCAGACCTGACGCTCACGAGCTCGCGCCGCGGACGGCCCAAGGTGTTCCGCGTCGCGCACTCGCCCACCGTGCGGAAGCTCAAGGGCACCGAGGTGTTCCTGGAAGTCTGCTCGCGGCTCCGCGCGAAGGGGATCCCGATCGAGCCCGTGCTGATCGAGAAGATGTCGCATCGGGACGCACTCGAGGCGAAGGCCGCGTGCGATGCGACGTTCGACTCGTTCTGGCTCGGGATCCAAGGGAGCGGACTGGAAGGCGCGGCGATGGGCCAGCCGGTCGTCGCCGGCGACTTCGACGCGTGCGCGGCCTACGTCAAGCACATCGGCTCCTGCCCGTACACGTTCGCCAACGATGCCGATTCACTTGCTGACCAGCTCGCGGCGCTGGCGACGGACGCGGAGTTCTACTCGGAGGAGGCACAGCGCGTGGGCGCCTACGTGCGCGAGCACCACGACTATCCCGCGGTGGCACGGCGCTACAGCGAGATCCTCAAGAGTCGCATCCCGGAGATTGCCGTGCCCGACGTGCCCGAGCTGCCAGAGCGCGAGCCGCTCATCACGCACACGCCTCCTCCAGTGAAGACGCCGGAGTCCGAGCCGGTCTTGACGCCGAAGCCGCGGCCGCCGCGCACTCCGAAGCGCAAGCCACCGGAGACCCGCTGATGTCGCTCCCTGCCCTCTCGGATCTAAAAGGCTATCTCCGCATCGATGGCACCACGGAAGACACCGTGCTGACGATGCTGCTGGCGAGTGCGCGCGGCATGGTCGAGCGCTACCTCGAGCGGCCGATCACGGCGATCTCGCGAACGTTTGTGGATCCCGCGGAGACCATTGTCGCGTACGGTCGCATCACGGCGCTCATGGTGCCGGTGTGGCCGGTCCATCCGGGCGCGCCATCGCCGGCGGAGCCGGTCATCCCGGCGCCAGTGATCACTGACGTCGACGGCGCCGTGGTGGACGCTGCGACCTATCGCG